CTAATACAGAACTCAGTGCTTCTACCTGAGTTTGTTGTACCGAATTCAGTTGCACAGTCTTACGAGTTTGGGTAGCGAACATAAACACTCCTTGTTGCGATGTATGTATTATAACCGATCTTGCAATTCTGGTCAACCGTTTTAACGTATTTCAAACAAAGGATTGATGCGATCACTGCTGGCCACACGAATTTTTTTGCCATCGACCATGATGTAGCCATAGTGCTCGTAGAGTCCGTGCGGGCAAGGTTCAATAGTTACCTTACGCACAATCTCGCAAAATCCCCAACGCTTGGTGGGAAACTTACCTTGGAACAATCGCATATTCTCAATGGAAGTAATCAGTATTTTTGCTTTCATTTTGAACCTTGTTTGCTGCGTATGTGTGTATTATACCCGATCTTGCAATTCCGGTCAACCACGATAATTGTGGGTTTTTTACAACAAAAAACCCTGCACAGAGCAGGGTTTTTGTGGGTATTTTGCGACATTTTGTCGCAAACTACAGTTGGCAATTTAGAAGTTGTATTCTACGCCAACACCATACTGTGTGACATCTGTTGCAGCGTCAGTGAAACTCCAACGACCATGCACAGTCAGTGCCTTGCTCATTGTGTAAGCCACACCAAGTGCTTTAGCAGTTACGCCAGCATTGGTTTCACCGTAGCCGCCCAATACTGCAAGTTGTGAGTTGACGGGTTGACGAACACCCACGCTCTTGCCTGTGGTGCTTGCACCAGACACTGTGTCATCGCTGTAGATACCAAACACTGTGGTACCTGTAGCAGCCACGGTGTACTTGGCACCAAGGATGGTACTTGCGCTGTTTGTGCTGCTGTCATAACGTGCCAGTGAGGCAGCAAATGGTCCTGCTGCATAATCAATACTGGCAGTTTGTACATTGGTTACACCAGCGGTTTCGCTGTTGGCCATTACATAGTTGCCTTTGAATCCGGCCACTGTTGCAGTGCTCAAGAACACTGCATTTTGCAAACGGCTACCTTGTGCGCTGTGGATAGCAGATACAGTAGTACCATAAGCATTTTCCAATGCATCAAAGTTATCCAACACACGAGTTACTGAGTGCTTGTCGCGTCCCACGCCCACGGATCCCATGCTGTTGCTCAAGCTGAACACAGAAATGCGATCACCAAGTGTGGTGGCACTGGGTGCGTCCACGGCAACACCAGTTTCAATCACAGCACTAGCAGTGATACCGTTGCCAACATTGGCTGTGGCTTTAACGCCCAGTCGACTGGAATCGTTGGTCAAACGTGTCAATGCACTAGCGGTGCCCAAGGTGTACGATTCTTGATACTCACGCACTTTGCCATAGACGCTGACTTGAGGGGTGGTTTGTGCCTGAGCAAAACCTGCGGCCAATGCCAGGGCCAGTAGTAAAGCATATTTCTTCATGAAGTTTTCCTTTTAAAAAATTGTTGTTATGTACCAAAAGGCACATTCTTACTTAGCTAGTATAGCAGCATAATTGCTATTTTACAACTAAATTGGCTGCTTCTGCCTCGGTATATGTGCTCGGAATTAAGTTTGCACGTGGAGGAACTGAACTAGGTGTGCTGGGAATTACTGTGTCTTGGCCGGCGCCAGCGGCATCTAGCACAGATACATTTTTACCTTCTCTCAAACAGGCCACTATAGCTTGCCCACCTTGTGTGTTGAGATCAGCCACTGATTCAAGGAATTGAGTCGGGCCATTTTTTTCGGTATTAACTCCGTAATCAGGCAAACTCTGTACCAAACTCATGATTGGTCCGCGGTTATTTGGATCCAAATTGGCTATGTCTATGCTGGCCAATGAAAGATTGGTAATTTCTGTGCTGAGATTTGCAGCCATGGAAACGAAATTACTGTTTAATACTGAAGATTGTGTGGGATATGCAGTTTCAATTCCAGCAACTTCGGCAGCAGCAGCACCAATCAATGCATTCAATGCAGCATCAGGATCAGCATACGTTCCTGCACCTGGGCCTGCGGGAATAATTACCAAATTGCCTACATTGTATACTCCATCCACTGTGTTTTGCATCCGGGTGTAGTTGACAATCAATGTGTTTAAAATTCCGGCTGATGTCATGCTGTTGATTGTGGTGGTAACATTGGTAAGGTCACTAGTAAACGGTACTCCGACCGCTGCTCCTAAAAGATCAGTTATGACTAATGTTCCATTCGGACCTGTTCCAGTTGCATACGTGTTGGCATAGAACTCAGCCACAGATGGTGGAACTGCCGTGGTCAATGAACTTATAAGATCAAGGTCTCGAGTGGTCTGCATGTTGGTAAACGCTGCTGCCAACTGTGCCAGACTCATATTATTAATGTTCTTGATCTGTTGCAAACTGACCTGCATGGCCTTGCAGGCCAGGGCTTGATCTGGAGGAATGATCAAACTTAATCGTTGATATGTGATCATATTGCTACCACCCAGGGTCAACACATGTCGTGGCAAGTAAATTAACAATTTAGAATTCACAGCGCCTTGATTGTTATCATAGATGGCACGGAGCACAGTTGATGTATCTTGGTTGTAAGTTCTCACTGTGAGACTAGGATAGCTGTTGGGGAAAATCTTCACAGGATTTAACAAATCAGCCATGTTATTGATGTTTGGTGTGCTTACTCTAAACACTGCCAACACTTGTTCTAGTTCTGTGCCAGTGACATTCAACATGCCCTGATATGCCAGTCGTTGCAAATTATCATTGACATTGACATTTGGATCTACAATGTCGTTAATATCAACCTGGTCAATTCCTACTTGAATTAATGCATTGCTCACTCCCGGAGTGATGTTGGTCAATGCAGCCAACCGACGTAACAATGTAGCCGGTGCTCCAAAATTACCAAGATCAGAAAGTTCAATCAATTGTCCTAGTGCTGCTAGATCAGTACCAAATGATCTCATGGCTAGATTTACGTCACTGAGATTGCCAGTGATCAAACTGTTCATTGTGGTAAAAGTTGATCCCAGATAAGTCTGGCTGTTGATGCTGGTATTGATATAGTTATTGGTTGCACCCACATACCCTTGTGCTGCCGAAAACACCTGTGCAAACACAGTGACATTGCCACTGCCAAGATAGCTGTTGCCTTTTGCAGTAATTACTCCGGTAAATCCTGAATATACATTGATTCCTAAATTAAAATAAGCTGCTGGTGTGTTGTCGGCTAGTGCTGGTACTGTGGCCGAGCAAAATGTAGACATACTGATCAGTGTGTTAGCACTGATATTGGCCGCTGATGAATTGGCTATTGCTGCAAAGAACGGAGTGAGTAAAGTGGTACCAGTGTAGGAATTTACAGCAGCAGTCCAAGTGTTGGCAATTCTGATGCCACCGTTATTACTCAGTGTTGCACCAGCAATCATTTGTAAAGGAGTTAAAATACCAATGGCCATTACTTATCCTGCAAACACAGTTGAACTGCCGGTGGCCACTGCTGTGCAACCAGCAAGCCCATCGCCGACTCTTGCCAATGGTTTGCCGTTGACAAATACTGTAGAGCTTCCACTTGAAATTGGTGCCACGTGCACCGGGCATGGATCCCCGGGACGTAGATGAGGTGTACTGAGATCTCCAAGTCTAGACGCAGGTTTTGAATCAACAAATACTGTGGGACTACCTTGAGCAATAGTAAATCCACTGCAATGTGGAACTCCTTGATCACCCAATCTCGCTACTGGTCGCATACGCCTTCTCCATAAGTGTATTAAAGAGACCTAGCCAGGCGTCAATTTCTTTGTGCTGCTGTTGAGTATGCGGCTCCGGAGGGATTTCCGGAAGAAATTCTATCACATGGTCTAGATCATCTGGGATATCGTCATAGCAATCGTACACTTCAATTGCATCCTGCCGCATGATAACGAATCTATGTCCCATATTGTATTTATGGGAGCAAAAACCCGTATCAGCCTAAATGTATGCTAGTAGTGCTTTGCATGTATTGGTCAGCAAATGTTTTGTCGCTGGCCACTGCCACTGTTACTGTGCTTTTGCTCAAGTTGATGTCCTTGTCTGGGGCCACAGTAAACAAGTATGGCATCAAACCCGGACCTTTTGCACCCATGGCAATTACCATGGGTTTTGATAGTTTGTAGTGTGTAGCTGTTTCCTCATTAAGTCTTGCTACCAATTCCTCACCTGATGTGAGTTTGAGTGTGACTACTTCGCCTGCGCTAACGCCTCTGTCTATTAACATTTAATCTCCATATCCACCGGCGGTTTCTTCAATGTATTTTCTTAGTTCTGTGAACCCGCCGATGTGGTTGTTGTTCACGAAAATCTGTGGTACTGTTCTTGCTGCGGGCACTGCTTCCAACAAGTCTTCTCGACTGTATCCGTGCCCAATTTTCCGTTCTTCATATGCAATATTCCGCTGCTCCAGTAATGCTTTGGCTTGATCGCAGAATGTGCAATTGTCTTTTGACCAGACGATGGCATTGGCTTTCATGATATTCCTTTATAGATTGGGTAGTTGGTCGTAATCTAGGCTCTCGCTCATCACGCCAATAACATAGTTAGTCGATTCGTTCTCTTGCAGTGCAGTTTGTTTCTTTGACGTGTCTGAATGCTTGTTAAACCAAGGAATAGGTGTGCTGCGCGGTGCCACGGCCTGGTACTTGATACCGATATCTTTGAGCGCACCAACTGCTGTGTAATCCACAAAGTCTTTGAGAATGTTTGCATTGAGTCCAATCACCGGACCCATCTTGAACAAATAATCAGCCCAGGCTTTTTCTTCACGGATCACATCCTGGTATAAGGCATATACTTCTGCTTCACACTCTACTTTAATGTCAGCAAAACGGTTGTCTTCTTTGATAACCTGGTTGATAAGATATGCAGTCCATCCTTTGTGCAACAACTCGTCTTGGAGAATCAACCCAATGATGTTGCCATTACCAATGAAGATTTTGTTCTCAACCATGGCAAGACTTGTGGCAAATGAAACCATGAACCGGAATGCTTCCAGTGCATAGCTGGCATGCAATGCCATCCAGATTGCCTTGATATGTTGTTTCTCATTGACTGTTTTTGGACTGATCTCTTTGAAACAATTGAGTTCGTGGAGTTTATCATAATACTGGCCCACACTTGAAGCCATGCCTACAATTTCAGTTATGTCATGAATGGTATTGAAAACATCTTTAGGCACGTTGTAGATATTACGAATGATATGACTGTAACTCTTTGAGTGAATATTTGTTTCAAAGAACCCCCAGTTATACATCAATGCTTCTACTTCTGGCAGGCTACATACCGGGGTGAATACTTGTGTGGGTCCACGCCCTTGTAAACTGTCCAAGGCAGTCTGACGTAACAGATTGCTGGTAAAGATATGTTTGACTGCATCGCTGGCATCCTTGAAATCATTGGCATCTTTGCTGAGACTGATCTCCTCGGGTTGCCAGAAAAAGCCACGTGCAGTGGCTTCAAAGTCTGCAATCTTTTTGTACTTGACTTCCTCAAAACGTTGAATGGTAACTGGACCCGCTGGATCCAGAAACATCTTACGATTCAAGTAATCTGTTTTTGTGGTTAGATCGTATTGTGCTTGGCTCATTGAATGACGCTGTCAGCAGTTACTTGAATATTGCTAATACTCCAGTATGATCCTGTGCTGTTGCACAATGCGCCCCATGAACAACTGTTGTTCCACCATGGTGCAGAACCAGGGCCTGTTGGGCTGTAACCTTGCCAAAATGCTAGATTCAACCAGTAACCATTCTTCATGCTAGTGATCAATGATGACATGTCAACAGTTCCACTACCTTCTGCCCCTGCCCCAATTGCACTATTGTATACTACCACGCTCTGACCATTTTGTGAATATGTCACAGTCATTGTGGGAGTTGTTCCATATGTGAAATTGGTCACCATGTCAAATGGCTTGCTCATATCAATAACACCAACCATGTTATGTAATCCGTTAGTAGCAGTAGTCGAACTGGTCATTGAGGAATAGTTGAAACAACTGTTGTTGGCAGTTTCTGCGAATGAATACTCATATCGTTGCGGAGCACTTGAACCACCTGTTCCCAAATGCATAGTGGTTTGTGTAATCTTGTTACCATTGGTTTCTAAGAAATCAATCTCTTGGCAGTTCCATTGATTACTGTTTCCGCCAGCATCGCAATAGTTACTACCTTTAGGTTGAACACCAGGTTGAACTGGATTTGATACCATATAGAAGCTGGCATTAACATAGTTCTGTGCGAGTTTTGACAAATCAACGGTTGCTTTGATCTGTGTGATGTTTACATAACCTTGTTCGGATACAAGTCTACCTGCTTCACAATTTGATCCTTCCCCAAATGTTACCGAGTTTCCTGAGATGACCGGATCAGTTCCACACTTGTTGTAGTCTACTACAAACGAGGGAGTAAATGTGTTTGATGTTGCAGTAGGAGCAGGTGCTTTATTACAAGCTGCTAATACCAATACGCTTAATATAACTAATAATTTTTTCATGTGTTTTTTTCCTTTAAAGTTTACACGATTCACAATCTTCTTCATTGTCAAAGTCAATTGGTTCCAACATTGCGGGAACTTCTTCTGCTGCTGCTTTACTACCTGCTTTGTTGATCAAACTGTAGTAAAAAGTCTTCAGTCCCCACGCATGTGATTGCATTAGATTTTTAGCAATCAAAGTGGTAGGAACTTTACGATCTGGAAAATGTGCAGGATTGTAGAACGTATTGGTGCTGATTGATTGATCAACATACGCTGCAATCACTGCGGCAGTTTTCAAATATCCGTCGCAATCTTTCTGTTCCCACATCAGTTGATACCGATTTTTCAACTTGTGATATTCAGGAACAACCTGTACAAATGATCCTGCTTTGGATTCTTTAACACTGATCAAACTCATTGGCATCTCAATACCATTGGTTGAGTTGATGGCAACTGAACTGGATTCTACAGGAGCCACGGCGCCATTAGTGGCATTACGTACACCATATTGTTTCATATCGGCACGTAATGGCTCCCAATCTAATTCAGGAGCAAAATCAGTTAGTTCGTTCACACCTGGCGCTCGTAATTCCCAAGGAAATACACCTTGCCCGTAACGTGTGTGATCACTGCCTAGGCACTTGCCGCGTTCCTTGGCCAGTTCAACACTCATTTCAGTGAGATAGAATGTCTGATGTTCCATCCAAGTTTTGAGTTCAGCTAGAGAATCCTTGTCACCATACTTCAAGTTGCGTTTGGCATGCCAGTATGCCAGGTTAGTGATACCAATGCCCAGTGGGCGTATCTCATCGTTGCTTAGTTTGCTTTGAATGCTTAAAAAATCTTGATAATCCAAAATGTTGTTAAGGCTGCGATGTAAAATACGGCAAGCACGGCGCATGTCTTCTGGATTACGGAATGCTCCCCAGTTGATGCTTCCGAGAGTGCATAAACTAATCCTCGCGGCATCTTCATCCACCTCATAATATTCATATTCATCGTCCAGTTCTTCCGGTAGACATTCTATTTCTTCGTATAATTCATTCATTCTTCAACTCCATTTTATTGCTGCTAATGTAGCATACTTGGCATACTTTTTTCTAATCTTTATGGTTAATCTGTTGTCAGTAGCATCACGATCAGCCATACCCCAGTTCCAATCCCAACCTTGCTTGCCCACATGCTCTTCCAACCAAGGACGATAAAAGTCGTTGGGGTCCGCTGACTCAAAAGTTATATAAGCCGCACCGCCCCAATCATGCCATCGTGAATCTTCTGGTCCAGGTCCTGCCACAATTACACCGCTGGGCCAACGCACATTGATCACACCCCCGGGCACGAATCTCCACCAAAGTTTCTGTAAGACGTTGAGTCCCATGGGCATATAGCAGCCTGAGGGTAAAAAGAATAAGCCTTTGATTTCCGAACTACTCATACTCTTTTTCCGTATTTTGTGATTAGATAATAACTTTTACCTGTGGTTTCTTTTGCTTCTGCAATACTATCATATACCATACCGTCATACTCAATTTTTACCGCTTCGTGATGGTTGCCACCCTTGACCGCTAACTCTTTTAGTTGCTGACTTCTTTCTTCTTTAGTCATAAAAACATATTCAACAGGTTCATATACTACATCACGCTTGTTGGTTAACTTTTTGCATTTATAACCTTTGTACATGCTTTTTCTGCCTCGAGCCACCGCACTCATAGCACTGGCATTTAATTTATGTTGGCGACAAAATTCAAGCATATTAGTGATAGTTAAAACTTCGTTGACAGGTGTAATAACTTCCCACTCGTCTGCCAATTTAAGTTTTTGTTCATCTTTCATTGCCTTGCCTTTGTTGTGAGTTATTAAATCTCCAGAAGCAAATCTTCTTTTCTTAGTGGCAGATATCTTGGAACCATTACCGCAATCTCCGCCACCTGCTGTGGGAGAGATATTGTAGTACAATGGGCTTTTAGCACAGCCGAATGTATCTAAGTAATGTTGTTCTTTTAACAAAATATTTTCCTCTTTTTCAACATATTCTAATATTGTTCTTTCAAAATTTTCAATACCATATTTGTTTCTGGCATTTTCAAAGCGTTTTCCACTTCCTGTATACCCATCGTCTATAGTACCTTTATGTGATCCTATGTACTTCATACCATCTAACTTGTTTGTCCATTCATATATAAAACCCGAGTAGTTCATATGTGCCTCCTGTACATTTATTTATCATTACTCTGTACTTTAGGCACATTTAACTATTTCAGTTTCTTCAGTTTAACAAATTGCTCTGGTTTGTTTAGTAAAAAGTCACTTGCTACTTCTTTTTTAACCTTAATAAACTTCTTCTTTGTAGTACCCATTGCAACAGTTGGAAGCAAAATTTCCAGACACAAATTACTCTGGTAAATGGTGTGATACTCAGGATCAAATGGTCCTTGATTCATCACATTGTCAATGAACACTAGATAGATACGTCCAGTGTCGGTGCGTTCTTTAAGAATGCCCGACTTGAATACTTCTTCTGCACTCATTGTCTTTTTGCGTAGATCCTTGCGCTTCTCGTAACGTACATAAAGTTCTTCAAACTCGGCAGTATTTTTGTAGAATGCTTCGTATAGATCAGGAACTTCGTTGGGATCAAAGAAAGTTATGTTTTCTCGGTTTTTAAATCTTCTCCAGAAGAAGGCAGAAAGTACCACTCCATAGTCCATATGTCGAACCCGAGTTTCTTCTGTTCCTTGGTTATTTTTAAGAACAATAAGATCATCAAACTGATGATGCCAAATGGGATAAAACACAGTAGCAGAAGCATT